GTGCTCGGGTCGCGGGGTGTGCGTCTCACACCATGGGAGAGCTTACAGGGGGGCTAGAGCGGCCGTCAAGCATGTTGGAGGGGCGGAGGGGCGTAGAAGGGCCTCGGGTCGATTGTAGAGGCGCTCAGGGGCCGCGGCGCCCGGGGTATAGAGTTTCCCGGAAAGAGGGCGATTCGGAATCCGATTCCCAAACTACCACCATGGAACCGACGTGTTCCACATTGGTTGGAAGGGCCTCGGGGGAATCGGCGGGATCGAATGTCGCTAGGAGAATCTCCCCCCGAACCACCGTGTAGGGCTCCGATTGCAGCGCCGCGGCTTTGGCGTCTGAGAATGCGGCCGGGAGGGAGAATGCCTTTCCCTTCCCGGTGGGGGCATTCGTCGCGCCGTACAGATACCAAACGAACCGGGGCGCCAATCGACGCACACCGGACCAATCCGCTTTTAGTTCCCGAGCGCCGTTGAATTCGAGGCGCGGCGCGGGAGCGTTGGTATCCGAACACCGATCACAGACTTTCGAGACCCCCGGTTTCCATGGCGCGGCTTTCGCGACCGTGCACGTTTGGCGAATGAGAATGGCATATAGGGTCGGATTCACGACTCCCATTCCCGAGGTGAGAAGCGGAACCCGCGCGTTGGTGGTTGTCCGATGTACGGTGTTCACGACTCGGATTGAAAGGGTCTCGAATTCGGGGGGCGGAATAGGGGTTACACCCATGGAAGCACCTCGGGACACACGATCACTCCCGAGGCCCCATCCCGTCAAGCGCCCCGTTCGATTACCGGCGGAAAACTTTCCCGATTTTAATTGGTTTTGCCATGTAGGTAAGTGTCGGGATCTGTCGGGATCTGTCGGGATTAAGTGCGATTCTTTAGTAGTTTCGCGCACTTAGGAATCAAAGCGCCATGGGGGGTGATGGAGCTCTCCCCGAAAATATTACCCTATAAGAGATAGATAAGACTTCTCTATCTCTTTCAGCGAAACATTTTGAGATTTTCTATGCCTACTGTTTTCTAAAATGTAATTCTAACTATGCGGAACTACTCATCTTTTAATAGGTGGTCCCGACAGATCCCGACAGATCCCGACACCTCATTAAAGGTATTCAACGCACCTACATATAATGTACACTTACCTACATGTAATTCTGGTGTAGGCAAGGCCCGTTTGAATACACTTACCTACATGTTACGACAGATCCCGACATATCCGACAGATCCCGACAACCCTATCCCGGGAATACAGACAACTCCCATGGAACCCCGATAGGTGATAAGCTCCGGGTATGAGCCGCGCAAACATGCCAGTATTGAACCGATATCCAGGGGAGGGGGATACCGCTTTCGAGGCGTTCGCCCGGTATATCACCTCCGGTTGGGATGCCTCGGGAACCGAAGCGCGGAGGTTTGCTCGGATATCGTTGGAGCCTTTGCAACGCTGCTATGGCGTTTCAAACGTGCTCGCGTGGTTCGATCAATTCGATTGGGAGCTCCGAGCGGCGGCATACGATGCTCAGGTTTCAACCCTGGTGGGTAATGCTACTCGGGAGCAAGCACTTCACGCGAAGGGTGCAATCATGGCATTCGCCAATTCGATTGCGTCCATTGCCGGGATCGAATTGGAGCGGACGTTGATTGATATGCGCCGGAAAGGGCGGGTGATGGATGCGGCGGATTTGGTCAACATGATCGAAAAGGTTTCAAAGGTAGTTAATTCGTTGGCGCCTCCCTCGCCGGAAGATGGTCAAACCTATCAACCCGATATGAGCGATTCACCGGACGATGCATTGATCCATGAGACGGCGCTTGCAATCGCCCTCCCCCCTCCGCCGAACCCGAGCACGTTCATTAACTCGGAGCGCCCGCAATGACCCCCGAAGAGCGCCGGGAGGCCCTCGAAAGGGATAGAGAGAAGATCCGCCGATTCGTCCAGCGCATGGGCCTATATGCTTTCTTTGCGCTGGTGTGGCCTATCGTAGAGCCGGGGGTTCCATTCGTCGGAGGCCCTCATATCGAATTGATTTGCGCGCACCTTGAAGCGGTGTCGCGGGGGGAGTGCCGTAACCTCATTATCAATATCCCCCCGGGTATGAGTAAATCAACCCTGGTGTCAGTGGTATATCCGGTGTGGCATTGGTTGCGGTACGTGTGCGGCGACCGATTCATGTTCGCCACATTCGACGAAACCCTTTCAACTAGGGACTCGGAGAAAAGCCGCAACCTAGTCAATTCAACGTGGTTCCGAATCCTATTCGGTGATCTGTGTGGACACCGCCCGGGATCGTGCAAACACCCGCGGGTGATTCACGCGAAACACGATAAGAGCCGGGATCGCGCCGATACACACGGGGTTTGGTATAACGCCGGGGGAGGGCTCAGGTTCAGTACAACCGTCCGCTCGAAAGCGACGGGATGGCACTGTCACATTCAGATTATCGATGATCCCTTGAAGCCTCACGATGTTCTAGGGGGTTCGGGGGCGGATACCAGGAACGCCCTCAATCAAGTTACAACGTGGTTCAGTGGAACCATGGCAACGCGCAAAGCGGACCCGAAAAGGTTTGCTCGCGTGGTTGTAATGCAACGGCTCCATGACGGTGATTTGTGCGGGTTCCTAGAGAAGACGCAAAAGGGCGAATGGGTAATTCTCAGTCTCCCGATGGAATACGATCCCGAGCGACATTGCAAAACGCCGTTCGGTGAGGATTGGCGCAAGGTCAAGGGGGAGCTCCTATGTCCCGAGCGATTCGACGCAACGGCCGTTGAACAACTCAAAAGGGATATGGGGCCAATCCTCTATTCCGCTCAGTGCCAGCAACAACCCGTTCCGCCGTCGGGAGGTGTTATCTCCGATGACTGGATAGAATGGCACGATTACACCCCGGAGGAATTGGAGCAAATGGGATGCATGGGCGTTCAATCGTGGGATTGCACGTTCAAGAGTCTCGCAACGTCCGATTACGTCGCGGGACACCTCATCTATTACAACCCGTCCGATGACTGTTATTATCTAGCGGACGTGGTAAACGATCACCTCTCATTCGTTCAAACCCTCGCCGCAATCGAGAATTGGAATACCCGTTATCCGGGCGTCGGGTCTCGATTGATTGAGAACAAAGCCAACGGAACGGCCGTGTTGAACGCACTTCAAAACACGGTGGTTGGTTTGATCGGAGTAGACCCCGGGAACGCCTCGAAAGAATCCAGGGTAATTGCATGCACTCCCGTATTCGCTGCAAAGCGATTCAAGCTCCGTCGCGGTATGGCATGGTCTGAGCGCGTAAGGTTGGAGTTGACGCGCTTCCCGAGGTACACTAGCGATGACAACGTTGACGCAATTGCGCAAGCGTTGGGATGGTTCCTGCAAAACGGGAGCGCCGCGTGGTTGCGGTACTTCGGACAAATGTATTCGTTCACCCAAACGCACAACTGAGGTTCATTCACCATGGCACCCGTAACGCTTGCACAGTTTCACGCCGATTCAATCACTGGCATGGGCGGAGGTTCCATCGGGGGCGTAGGTGGTTGGGCGAATCAACAAACGGGCCTCGGGATGCCGGGGGAGCAAACACAAGCTGAATTCCTCCCGATTCAACCGCTACACTTCCAAGCTCTAGCGAATCTTTTCTATGGTGATCCCCTCGCCGCGGCGGTTGTGGAAAAGCATCCCGTCGCCGCGCTGGCAAAGGCCCCGAAGGCAATCAATCCGAACCTGAACGCGGAGCAAATCAAACGGGTCAATGACGCCCTCCGCCGCATGGAATGGGTAGAGAAGTGCGAGCAAGCGGCAACGTTCGCCCGGCTCTTCGGGAACGCTGGTGTTTGGGTGGCGTCAACGGGAGAGCAATCCGAGGCGCGGCGCACTCGGGAGATTGTTCAATTCCTGAAAGTCGTTGACCGTCGGCGCATGTACGTAACCGATTACTACACAGACCCGAGGCGAGAGAATGCGGGCGAACCCGCGGGGTACGCTTTCGTTCCAATGGGTCATGTAGTGGAAACCTCGGAGCATCATTTCGGGACGCACGTTCACGCAACCCGTATCGGGATGTTCCGCGGAATCAAAACCGACGCGGTACAGCGCGCCTACAATGCCGGTTGGGATTTCAGCGTGTTGCAACGATGCATTAACGTGGTTCGGGATATGGGCGAGACTTGGAGGGGCCTTTCGCAGTTGATGAAAGAGCTATCCATTAAGGTGTTGAAAGTTAAGAATCTCGCGGGGCAATTGCTCGCGCGCCCGGCTCAGACGGAAATGCGCTTGCTCATGGCGCGGCGCTCCCTTTCGATTTTGAAGATGCTTGCGATTGATCCCGATACAGAGGAATTCGGGCGCGTGGATGCAACCGCCCTCACGGGTGCGGCGGCATTGCTGGAATTGCTTTTGCTCCAAGTCTCCGCCGCTTCCGATGTTCCGGTGACGGAGCTCTATGGGCGTTCTCCCACGGGATTGAACGCCTCGGGGGCGGAGGAATCCGAGGCATGGCGCGGGAAGGTTGCCGGGTATCAAAACAAGCAACTCCGCGCGCCCATGGTCACTATTGCCGCGGCGGTTGGCGAATCGGTGATTCCTGGTGTCGGATTGGACGGTTGGGATATCGAATTCCCGCCCCTGGTGGAAGAATCGCGTTCACAGCGAACGGCCGCGCGCAAAGCGGTGGCAGATATCGACGCGCTGTATATCACAAACAACGTGTTCTCCCCCGAGGCAATCGCGGTACTTCGCGGCGGCGCCAATGGCTCATGGGAAGCGGACTATTCGAGCGTTGACGTTTCAACCGCCGCGGCCCTTGCTCGGATGCCCCCCGCCCCCTCGGAGCTTCCCGACGGCTCAGAGGGCCTCGGGAACGATCCCGCCCCCCACCCCCCCCCCCCCCCCTCCCTCCGCCCTTCCCGGGGCCTCTAGGCCCCTTCCCGGGGGTGCGTGATGCCTTCCGCTCTCACCCGTCCCGCGGGGGTCCGTTGGGTGAACGTGGGGCGGCGCCGAATCGCCGCGGCGCACCCCCCATCTTCCGAGGCCCTCCATTCGGTTCTAGCGGATATGTCCGCTCGGATTGAGGCGCTATACCTCGAATCGATCGGTGAGACCCCGGAAGGGTATCGAACCGATGCGCCCGGTATCGCTCAGTTGCTCTTCAATCGGGATCGCTCGCGTTCGATCACCGAACATGGAATCCGGTTGTTGGTTGACGGATTCCTAGAGTTGCTCGGGTTCGGGCGGTTGGTGCAATCGCTCAGTGTGTCGCTTATCCGAGACGCTAACGCCGGATTCGATTCAATGTTGAATGCACAAGGGCAAGGCAAGCAACCCAAGGCATCCATTTACGCAATCAACCACCGTGCAAGCACCTCGGAAATGGGGCGGTACCTTGACCGAATGCGCCGGGGCAACACGGATCTAATCCGAAAACTGGTAACCGCTCAGGTAATCAAAACCGAAACGGTACTGAGGGAATCGGAGGGCGAACACGTAAAAGAGTTGTCCCGACGCATTCGGGAAGCAACGGGAACCTCCGAGTCACACGCTGAATTGTTGGCGCGAGACCAAACCTTGAAACTGAACGCGGATGTAACGCAATTCCGTGCGCGATCACTCGGGGCGGATCGATACACTTGGATTACCTCGAATGATGAACGGGTGAGAGGGCGCCCCGGTGGTAAATGGGCGGACTCGAAATCCAATCACTGGAAGTTGCACGGTAAGGTATTCGAGTTTGCAAAGCCTCCGATTACAAATGAGGAAAAGGGAATTCGCCTCAACCCTGGTAGAGATTTTCAATGCCGGTGTATTGCAGTACCGGATTTGTCACACGTTTTCGAGTAGACTTGTCACACCATGGCAACGCGCACGGATAGCAACGGCACGCTCGGGAAGGTTCAACGCACACCGCAAGGGGGCGCGATCGTTCCCGCGCTGGTAGCGCGCTCGGGTGTCCTGGTGTACCAGACAAGCAACGGGCCTCGGAGGGAGTACCGGCCCGATGCGGAAGTGTTCGCGCCCGAATCCCTCGAATCGTTGCAGAATGCTCCGGTGACGTTGGAACACCCGTACCGCAAGGTAGACCCGAGCATCTATCGCGAGGTGACGCGCGGGAATGTGATTGCCGGAACCGTCACCCGAGCGGACGATAAGGTTGCAACGAACCTCGCAATTCAGGACTCGGAATTGTTGGACGATATCGATTCTGGCAAGCGAACCGAATGTTCGGCCGGATACGATTGCGTTTTGATTCCGGCCGTCAACGGTCGCGCCCCGGACGGAACCCCCTGCGATTTCGTTCAAACGTGCATTCGATACAACCACGTAGCGATTACCTCCAAGGGGCGTAGTGGTCCCGAGGTGTGCCTACGGCTTGACTCGGAGGGTAATGAAATCGTACCCTCTACAACCGGAAGGGAATCAATCATCATGCGACAGATCAAAATCGGGGGCCTCACTTTCAACGTGGGTCCGGGGATGACGGAAGCGGACGTTTCCGCGCTGGAAGCGGCAATCAATCGGGAGTCTACCCGGTTCGATTCGGAAGCGGGGTTCAATACCGCGGCCCTCTCTTCTGCGAAAGCGGAGCTCGAAAAGGAACGCGCCGCGCGCAAAGCCGCGGAAGAGCGCGCCATCAAAGCCGCGCGGTACGACGCGGAAGATATGGCGCTTCTCGCGACGGTTCAATCCGTCATGGGCGCGGATTTCGATCCCACCGGGAAGACTCCCGAGGAACTCATGGCGGCATGCGTGGCGAAAGCGTTCCCGGACGTTTCGCTTGACGGGAAATCGCCCGACTACATCGCGGGGCTTTTCGCTGCGATCAAACCCGCTGCAACCACGGATGCGGCGCCCGCGGACGACACCGCTCCGAAGGGCTCAGATCCCCCGGCGGGGGGCGCAACGGACACCCGAACCGATTCCCTCGCGCGGGCGAATGCGCGCCTCGGAACCCTCCCCCGAGGCCCCGCGGCGGCGCCCTCCCCGGATGCGGCGCGGCGTGCGATGATCGAAGAGCAACGCGAGCGCGGCAACGCGCCGCTCGGGAAGCACTGAGCAACCGGCGCGGAATGGTCTCGGGAGGTTCGATTCCTCCCCCGCGCCCCGCACCTCGGAATTGACCGGGGTAGTTTCGAGCAAAGGAATTCGGACCATGGCATTCCCCCTCCCATTCGGATACGACTACGCCGCGGCGGGTGTTTCCGGCGCAATCGCGGATATCAACACGGCAAAGGTCGATACGATCGTGTTGACCGATTCAAACGGCACCTATTCGGGGCGCCTCATGCTGGAAATGACCGTCGCGTTCCCTCAGAACGGGCGACGCATCGGTCAACGGGTGCGCACGGCGGGTGTTCGCCGATTCGCTGGAATCGTGGTGTACGATGCCGGGAAGCCCGGTGACCCCGATCTTCCCGAGTACCAGAATGGCGAACCGGTTCCGGTGTGCCGTTCCGGCCGTCAATGGGTGTACTGCGAAAACTTCGCCGTCGCCGCATTGTCGGTTGACCCCGCGCTTTTCTTTGCGCGGGATACCGGCGCGCTGGCGGGGCAACTCCGCTATGGCGACGATGACGGCGCTACGTGCACGGTGATCCCGAGCACAACGATTCGCGTTCTCGATTCGCGTTCACTCGCGGGAGGGGCGGCGCTTCTCCTGGTGGAACACGACTTCCGCATTGCGGGGTAACACCCGCCCGGCGCGTAGTGGTTCAGGGAGGTTCGATTCCTCCCGCGCGCCCCGCACCTCGGAATTGACCGGGGTAGTATTCGAGACGAAAAGGAACAATCCAAATGCGCCACTACCCGCTCCCCCGCGCTCTCTCCCCGGAGCTTCACGACTTCTACAACAGCATGCGTTCGGCCGTCGAAACCGGCGCGCGCATTCACACCGCGCAAGCGCCCCACTACCGCGTGGACAGCACGCGAATGGACGCGGATACGATCAATCTCTTGATCGATTTCCGCGCCCGTCTCTCCGAGGTGTTCCGCGCGAAGTACCCCGCGCTCCGTTCGCGGGATTTCGTCCCGACGCTGGACGGACCCATTCAGGCAACGTCAACGGGGTTCATCGGGGAATTCCTCTCCCGAGTCGGGGAAGCGAAGATGGTCACTGCGGCGTCAACGGACGTTCCGCTTGTGCGCGTGACCGGAACCACGTTCAACGGAACGCTGGTGTACTACGGCGCCGCGGGATCGTGGCAACAACTGGACGTGTTCCGCGCGTCCATCGGTCAAATCAACCTTCCGGTGGAAACACAGAAAGCCGCGCGGGAGACCATCGAAACGATGACGGACAAGTTGATTGCCATCGGTGATTCGGATACGGGGGTCAAGGGATTCCTGAACAACCCGAACGTGGCAATCATCCCCCTGACAACGGGTGCGTGGAACAACGTGGCGCGCACGTTCGCGGAGGTGATGGCAGATTTTCACCTCTGGATTGGCGCGATTCACGCGCGAGTCGGGTACATCGAATCGAGCATGCCTGATACCGTCATCTTCGCCCCGGGGGTGAAGAATGTGCTTGCGAAGATTCGCAACCCCGGTGACAACAAACTTACCGCGTGGACAACGCTGGTATCGGAGGCAATGGAACACTACGGGATCACCGTGGAAACGTGGTCTCGCCTCGCTACCGCTTCCGCAACGGGAGGCGCCCGCGCCGTGGCGTACCGTCGGGACAAGCGGGTTCTCGGATCGATCGTTTCCATGGAGTACCAGGAATTCCCCCCGCAAGAGAGGGGATTCGATATCATCGTTCCCGCAATCGCGGGGTGCGGCGGTACCGTCATCATCGAAGACAGGGCGGTAACCTACACCGACAACACCCTTTCGTGATTCACTGAGCAACCGGCGCGGAATGGTCTCGGGAGGTTCGATTCCTCCCCCGCGCCCCGCACCTCGGAATTGACCGGGGTAGTATTCGAGCAAAGGAACTCACACGATGGCAAAAATCCACATTCAGAACCGGGCGGGATTCAAATTCACGCTCGGGAGTCTCGGAGAGACGGAGATTCCCGCTGGCACCGATCACACCCTTTCGGGGGAGCTCTCCCCCGGTGAGGTGCGGCAACTTCTCGCGTGGCGCCCCGTGGGCGTTTCCGTGACAGTGGACGGCCGTCCCCTCGGAGACACCTCCGCCCCGCCCCCTCCCCCGGCTCCCGAGGCCCCTTCCGCGCCCGCGGCGCCACCCCCCGCCCCCGAGGCCCCTCCCGGGGCTCCGGGCGCCCCTCCGAAGCCCGGGAAGACTCCCAAGGCCCCGAAGACTCCCGAGGCCCCTCCCGCGCCTCCCGCCCCTGGTGCACCTCCCGCGCCTCCCGCCCCCGATGCGTGATAGGATGCTCGGGAGGTTCTCCCGATGCTCTCCCCCGCTCAATTCCGCACCCGATTCCCCGCGTTCGCCCGTTGCTCAGACGGGTTGATTCAAGCGAAGCTAGATGAGGCTTACCTACTCTGCGATGCGGGGGTATGGGCGGAGCTCCTAGATTCGGGCGCGGGGAATTACGCCGCACACCTTCTCACCATGGAGCCGGAAGGGCGGGAGATTCGCATTGCTACGGGCAACGCGGCCGGTGCGTCCACATACCTGAACGAATACCAGCGCATCGGGGCGATTGTTTGCCCTGCAATCCTGGTGGTGTGATGGGTGCGAAAGTCTCGAATAAGAATCCCGACGGGATTAAAGATTTGGTCGCGCGTCTAGAACACCGAATGAACGTCAAGGTTGGTGTTCAGGGCTCAGACGCGGCGCGATCCCATGGGGGAGTTACCATTGTGGACATTGCCGCAATCCATGAATTCGGCGCGGGTAACTCCCCCCCGCGCTCATGGTTGGGCGGATGGTTCGATGAAAACGAATCCGAGGCCCGTGCAAAGATTCGCTCGGGAATGGAAAAGGTAATCGCAGGTTCGATTTCGGTTGAAACGCTCGGGTATGCGTTGGGCCTTTGGGCGCAAACCGGGATACAAGCTCGAATCGCCGCGGGAATCTCCCCGGCTCTATCACCCGAGACAATCCGGCGAAAGGGTAGTTCCGTGCCACTGATAGACACCGGGGTTTTCCGTTCATCAATCACGTTCGTTGTGGAAACGGGCGATATGTTCGATGGGGGTTCGCTATGACTTGGGAAGCATCCGAGGAATCAATTCGCGACGCGGTAGTGAACGCCTCGGGATTGCCGGACACCTCCGTTGTCTGGCAACACAAAAGCGCCGACGGTGATTGGATCACATACCCTCGAATCAAATTGACCGCGGTGCGTAATGCGCCCTACGGGCAACCTTTCGAGGTGCACATTCAAAACACCGAAACGGGCCTAGTCGAAAGGGAGGTTTGGGGGGTCACTCTATTGACCGTCACAATCCGACTAGAGACCGATCGCACGGCGGAGGGCCTCGGGGCTTTCTTCTCCCCCGGTGACCGGATTCCAAAGGTGCTTAGGACACCCGAGGTATCCGAGGTGTTGACGGCCGGTAGCGCCTCCCTGGTGGCGGTACGGGAACTCGCCTCATACACAGCGCCCGAAGCGAACCGGGAATTGAGCGCCGTAGTATTCGAGGCCCTCTTTCAAATCAATGCGCCAGTGGACACCACACCCGCCGGGGGTGCGGGGTGGTTCAACACGGTTCGGATTTCTTCCACCAATCCCACAAGGGAATTCACCTCCGGCCCTCCGCCGGAAGAATCGGGCGACGATATGGCATCAATCGAGCGAATCTATCCCCTCACCGGAACAACGGACTACATGCTTGACGCCGCATGGGCGCAAGCTGTTTCGAGCAACCGGCGCGAAACGTCAAACATGCTCGGAGACGGAATCGCAATCCCGAGGTTCTACGTTACCGGGCGATCGGCCTATTCCGCTTTCCGTCTCACGGCGGAGGGCCTCCGAATGGAGTACAACAACACCCATGGTTTGGGCGATGATGTTTGGCCTATGTTCGATGGGGGCGGATGCATGGTGATCCCGCTTCCGGTGCATGATTCAATCGTAGTGGATTACACGATGGATTCAAACCTCCCGGCTTTGGCTCCGGTTGGGGCCTTTGCCATGGAAATTCGAGCCGGGATAGTCGAATTCAATCTTACCGGGCGCCCGCGATTCGTGTTCCATCACAGCGTTATCAGAAACTCTTTCGTGAACGGCGGAGACGTTACAGAAGAGATTAACGAACCGGATATTTTCGCGGCCCCTGTCATCAACATTCAAGCGTCGGTTGCCTCGGGTATGATTTCCCGGCGCGGGCGATTGGTGATTGATGGTCCGTTCTCTTCGGTTCAGGCAACAACCCCCCCGGCCGCTTTGGCGGATAGATTCACCCGTATTGACCCGTTGCTCAGAACCCCGGTACAGCGCCGCGCTTTTGTGCTCGGAATAGGTCACAGTATCGCGCCCCCACCGGCCGGATTCTACGCCCGGTTGCGCGCACTATCAGTGCGGGTTGACAGACTCTAGAGACGCGCGCCCGTGCGTGGTACACTGGCGGTAGGAGTAAACCGCCGCCATGGAAAGCCAATTGAACACCGTAGAAGTGAACATCACCCGCACCCCCGCGGGGCTCGAAATCCAGGGATTCGGAACGGGGGTAATCCTCGCGAAAAATCAAGTCTGGAATGGACTACGGGTGTTCGCCTCCCTCACCGAAGCGACGACGGCGGGCGTCATCGTCAATTCAACCCTCTATCGAATGATTGAGGCATACTTTTCGACTACGCCCCGGCCGTCTCGGGTCAAGGTGTGGTCTTTCGTCTCCGCGGTTGCGTGGGGCGCTCAGTTGAAAGTGATTTCCGTTCCGCCCGTGGGAACGGCCGTGACGGTCGCAATCGTTCTGAACACTGGTACGGTGCGAACCGGTACCTACACGGTCGCAATCGGAAACACGGCCGTGGATATCGCCGCGGGGCTCCATGCGTCGATTGACCCTCAAGCGGGGGTTGCAAGCGCGTACGTGGTCGCAACGGATGTACTCGCAATCTCCGCGGATACCGCAACGGAGAAACTGCGAATCCAATCGATGCACGAATGCATCGAATATCTCGATACAGAGGGAGACGTGGGGTATACGGCACAACTCGCCGCGCTTGCGGTGGCCGATTCCGACTTTTACGGGGTGATGGTAGAAAGCACCTCGAAAGTCAATATCGAATTCGTCGCCGCATGGGTTCAGGCAAACCGCCGAATCTATTTCGCGGTGTGCCACGACTCGCGCGAATACAACGTGGTACTCGGGGCCGGTACCACGGGCCTTTCGCTCAAAACCTCCGGGTATGACCGGACGGATTTCCGAGTCAAGCGATTCTCCGAGAAGCGCGCGGATGCGGCATTCGCTGGTGTGATCCTCTCCCAAACGTGGGATTCGGGAACGGCTCCCGTTTGGAGCTTCCGCACCCTTCCGGGTATCGACTACGATACGTGGACAAGCACGCAACTGGCAAACCTCCGTCTGAACAACGCGAGCACGTATTCGCGGGAGCATGGGGCGCCGATCACCTATGACGGAAAGACTCCGTCGGGAACGTTCGGGGATTTCGTGGTGTTTCTGGATTGGCTCGATACCCGAATCCGGGAAGCGGTGTTCTCCCTGTTGATTGCGGAAGTGCGTCTAGCGTTCACTTCCGACGATATCGGGAAGGCCCGTGATAAGGTGTTCGGTGTCCTGGTGCTTGCTCGGAGCCGTAAGGGAATCTCCCCGGATTTCCCGATGCCTTGCACCGCTCCGAATCCGACTACCATTCCCGCGGAGGATCGCGCCGCGGGAATCCTCGGGGGCGCGGGGATTCAATTCCAATGCACCTATGCGGGGGGCATCAACAAAATCCGCGTGAACGGCTCCGTCACGCTCTGAGCGCATCGCACACACGAAAGGAATTCGAGCTATGACAATTCACACGCGCCCGGTGGAACCCATTACCCTCCATGATCCGCAAGACTGGACGGTTCTCATTCACACAAATTCCATCATGGGATTTGGGGAGGGGGATGCAATCGAAATCACCAAACCGACGGAGGTTATCAAGTCGAAAGTCGGAGCCATGGGCGAAGTCGCGATTTCGGTTTCGCGCAACCCCGTGCATGCCTTGAAGCTCCGGCTTCACCAAACCGGCGCGGCAAACAAAATGCTGCGATCACTCTTCTATTCGCAACTCCGCGCGCAAGCGGAAGTTGTGGGCGTTCTCTCATGCACCAACCGGCGCACGGGTGAGGCATGGAGGGGCCTCGGATGGATTTCCCAGGACGCGGATTTGAAAATCGGCCCGGAGGTTCAAACCACGGAATGGACGTTCGGTTTCGTGGTGGAAGATTCGCCGGATGCGTGATTCGGGATCGCAGTAGAAAAGGTGTGAGGGCTCAGTCATGTTGAAAACGGAAACGAATACTTTCGGTGAGATTGCCGCTCGGGTGAACCTCGAAACCGGCGAGACCGTCTCCCCCGGTCGGGCGGGAGTGAAGATCACCGCGACGCAACTCCCTGTTTCGAGGCAACGGGAGCCTTTCGAGTACCTATGCCGGAACGCTCTTCCCGAGAACGCTCCCCCGGAGCTCCTACACCGCTTCACCACCCCCGCCGGTAGGGGAGGGCCTCCCGATATGCCGGGCGCCACGGAAGGGGCCTCGGGGGCGGCGGAAAGGGCCTTGCTCGCGGGAGCGTACAGCGTGGTTCGGCGACTCGCCGCGACTCCGGGCGCAATCGAATACCTCCAAGGGGTTTTCGGTACGTCTTCGGTCACAGAGGTGATTCGGAAGGGAAAGCCGGTAACCGTACCTCTCACCTCGGAGGTGTGGGATGAGATCGCGGGGGGTGATCTGTCGATTGTGCTTGAATTCCTCGCATGGTCGATTGTGTTCAACTTCGCTTCGGTCGTGAACCTTCTCCCTGAATGGTCAAAAGAGGCTCCGTCCATCGTCGCGGCGGCGCGGGACGCGGGGCAAACCACGCCGCAGTGATTCGGATTCCAACCGGCGCGGATTGGTTCATTTGGCGCCTAGTGCTCGCACCCGATTTGAAAGCAACTCGGGAGGAAATCGAAGAGCATTGGACGCTAGCGGAAGCAATGCACGCACACCTTTTCCTAGACGAAATCGAGCGCGTACGCGCGGAGTAAAGCCATGGGTTTGCGGGAGCTTATCGCCAAATTCACAACGGACGTAGACACAAAGCCGTTGAAGCAAACGGACGGGTTGCTAGACAAGCTCGCGAAAAAATCGGGTGCGGTTGGCGACGCTTTCAAGAGGCTCCGAGGAGCTATTGGAGGGGCCGCAATCGTTGGAGGTGTGATTGCGTTCGCCCGTGACTTCGTCGCGGAAGCGGAACAATTGCAATACACCTCGGATCACCTCCGAACCACCACCCATGACTTGCAAGTCATGGGAGCCGTGGGGCGCTCAGTGGGTTTGGATTTGGGCGGAACCGTTCAAATCATGGGAGCCCTCCGCGCCAAAGTCGACGAAGCTACCAGGGGCCTCGGAGACGGCGGTTACACGTTCCGCCGATTGGGGGTTCAGGTTCGGGACTCCAACCGACAGACAAGGCCCCTGGTAGAGATTCTAGGGGATACGGCAAAGGCAATCTCGGGAGTTTCCCGGGAGTCGCGGCGGTTGATTCTGACTGATAGGCTTCTCGGGACCGAAGGGCGCCGAATTGTTTCTCTCTACCAACAGGGCGGAGACGCATTGCGCGAATACGCCGAATTGCTGGACGAAAGCGGCGGGGGCGTTACTCAAGAGGCGATTGATGCGGGGCTCCGACTCTCCCGAGCGTGGAACCGTTCGGGGCTCAGTGTTGATTCGCTTCGGTCTCGGATTGCGATTTTTCTTCTGCCGAAATTGGAGGAATTCGTTAGGATCACCGGGCGGATTATCTCCTACATCAACAAAACCTCATTTGTGACGAATAACCTAAAGGGGGCACTCGCCGCGATGACGGCATATGGCGTGTTCGCCATTGGTCGGTTGGTGTTCTCCCTCAATCCGCTTGCGCTCAGGTTCGCGCTTGCTACCGCGGCAATTCTAGTGACGGCGCTAGCGGTGGACGATTTGATTGCACTTTTCTCGGGAGGCAAATCGGTTATCGGGACAACGATTGATTCAATCTTCGGAGTAGGCGCCGCGGCGGAAGTCGTTGACTACGTCAAAGCGCGATTCGACGATTTCCTCTATGCCGTTCGGATTGTAACAACCGCCGTGGGGGAATTTTGGGACTCCCTTATGCCCCCTCAAAACCGAACGGTTCAGGGTACAGCAACGCGCACCCCGATCCGTCGGGTAGGTGCCGCGGGCCTCGGGAGCTACACAACCGCCCCCGCCGTGGTTCGCACGGGCGCTACCCTTCCGGGGGCCGGATTGGCTCCGGGGCGCCCGGTAGCTCTCCCGTCGCTCCGAGGCACTCCCGGGGGCCTCCCGAGCGGCCTAGCACCTCTCTTCGCACCGGCCCCCGGGGGCGCGAGACGCACCGGCCCGCAAACCGTGCAAGTCGATTCCCGGCCGGCGTTTCACCTCACGTTGCAGAACCCGCAAGGCAACGGCGCCGATATCGCCCGGGAAGCGGAGCCCCGATTCCGCCGCATGATGCGCGACGGGGATAGAGGCACGGTCAACGCTCTTCGGGAATCGGGACTCCTCAACAATCGGCCGGAAACGGAGTGACTCAAATGCCGTGGTTGTACGGTTTCGACGATGACGAATTGAGCGTGTTTCCCTGTACCATCCTCGAATTGCGCCCGAAGGGCGTAGTTGAAGTGACGGAGAAAGCGGTTGAGGGCGGAGCAACGATCACAGATCACTCCGTTGTGAAACCGCTTCTCTTCACTGCAAAAGTATTCGTCTCCCCTGTTGATATGGGGCGCGGTACGCATTCAACCGTAGCGGACGCGGTTGCGTTGCTCGAAAGAATTCGCAAGGCCCGTCAAGTCAACACGCTATCGCTTTCGGGCGACGTTGGGCCTTGGGAGGAATTGATTCTAACGTCATATGAGGCGCCGCGGGATGCGGAATCCGGGAACGGCTCCGAGATTGACCTTGAATTCCGACAATTGAACTACGCTACGGCGCAAACCTCCGCTGTGTTGCCTCGGAGGCCCCGCAATCGCCCGCGCGTAACCCGAGGCCCTCAAGCGACAACCCAAGGGCCGCGCGATGGTCTCGCCGCGACGGTTCTAGATGATATTACGCACTTCGGAGCAATCCGAGTGCCTAACAGGTAACCGCAATGACAACCGCCGTACAAATCCCCCTCCCTGCGAACCCTGAGCCTTTCTTTGACCAAAGGGTCATTTTGGACGGCCGGGAATTCCTCTTTCGTTTCTGGTGGTTGGGCCGGTGTGAGCGTTGGAGTTGTTCGCTATTCGATGCCTCCGAGGAACCTATTTCGGAAGGTTGGTTGATGGTAACGGGCCTCCCGTTTACCTACCGAATCAAAGATGAGAGAGCACCCAAGGGGGAAATAATCCTCATGGGTAAGGTACCGGATACGCTGGAATCGTTGGGCGATGGATCATGCTCCCTCTGTTATGTGGAGGTGACGCTATGACCACAACAACCCTATTTGATCGTTGCTGGAAGATTCGCGTTGGTGAATTGGTGTTCGATTCAAAAGCCGCGACACCTATTCATATTGAATTCGAGGTGACGAAAACCCTCTATGTAATGGCGAACACTGCGAAGTTGACGGTATCAAACCTGAACGCGGAGCATCGGGAGCAATTCGCCCGGTTGCGCCATGCTGCAACGCGCACCGGGCGCCGCCGCATTCGGGTAGAGATTCACGCGGGGTATGGGAGCGATCCCGCTTTGTTGTTCGTTGGCGACGTTCGCGGTTTCATTGATGAACAAAACGGCACCGAAACCATTACGACTTTCGAGGGCTCCGACGGTGGCCCACTCATCACAGAGCAACGATTCTCACGCACCTATCGCGCCGGAACGAACGTCACAACCCCGATTCGCGAAATGGTAGAGGCGTTGTCCATCGGTGAGGGAAACCTACGGGAAATCAACGCGATTCAACTAGGCCCTTACCAGACTCTCCCGAGACCGAAGACGTTTCACGGTTTGGTGTCGAAGAGCTTGACGGATTACCTTGCGTCGCTCGGGTTCCGTTGGAGCATTCAAAACGGCGCCGTTCAGATCCTCCGAAACGGTGCGACACTGGCGCGGACGGGTGTCCGGTTGACTCGGGAGACCGGGTTGATTGAAGCGCATTACGTGGATTGGCGCACTGTGCACATTCAATCATTTTTGATCCCGGAGCTTGCGCCCGGTTATCGAATCATCGTCGAATCCGAAAGGGTCAACGGCGATTTCCGAGTGCACTCCGTCAAATACGGCGGCGCTTGGGATGGTGATTGGACGGCGGAAGTTGAATGCGTCATCCCGAGACCACTAACCCCCTACTGAGCCCCGAGGCCCCATGCAACCCGAAGCAATCGAGACACTTCGCCGAATTATGAGCGATTCCACCGCGGGTGTTCGCGTTGGTGGATTCGCTCGGATCACCTCCGTTGGGGCGACGGCCGGAACCCCCACGGTTGACGTAGAAATGGCGATAGAAGAGCCGGTTGATACCCCGGAAGGGGATAGGGGCTCCGAGGTGCTTCCGCCCCTGCGAGACGTTCCCGTGATGTTCCCTCAGTGCGGCCCGATTTCGATTACGTGGCCCCTGGTGGTAGGGGGTACGGTGTTCGTTCTGTTTCTTGCTCGGGATTTTACATCGTGGTTCGTTTCGGGTGTGGTGCCTTCGGAGTGCTTGGATTCCCGAGCGCATTCCCTGGATTATGCCGTCGCTCTTCCGTGCGGGTTCAGTACCGGTTCGGGGCCTTCAACAGATCCCGCCGCACTGGTAATCAACGCAACGTCAATTATGCTCGGAGGGCCGGGCTCCGTTCTCCGCGCGGCCGTTGCGGAATTGGTCAAAGCGGAACTCACCCGAATTTGCGAGGGATTCGACGCACATACGCACATTGCTCCGCCGTCGGGAGGCCCTACCGGAGTTCCGACAGTGTCAACACCTCCGATCACACTTTCACCCGCGGGTGATGTACACTCCAACGTTGTGAAAGTCTCGGGATAGACCCGAGCAACGAAAGGCAATCGATCAATGCGATACTCCATGCGTGCGGCGCTCTTCCCGGTGGCAATCACTTCGCTGTGTCACTGCAACGGCGCGGCTTCTGCCATCAACTGGCGCGACGTTCTGAACGTCGGGTTCAAATTCGGGCAATGCGTGGCGGGAGCGATCCCGGACGGGGGTACCCCCCCGGAGCCTACCGCCCCGGCCGCTCCCGAGGCCCCCACGGGGCGGTAACGACCATGCAAACCCCCCTTGCCCCCACGGCGGTTGATTACCTTCTAGATGACACCTCGGGTGATATCGTGGTGGTAGAGGGGCGCCCCATGTTCTCGGAGGGCCTAGTCGCAATCGCTCAGGGAATCCGAGTGCGGTTTAGCATTTGGAAGGGCGAATGGTTTTATGAGCCGGGGGAGGGCCTTCCGGTAATGGGCGGATTGCTCGCGCGGGGTATTCCAATCTCCGACTTGCGTTCCGTCTTCGACCGCGCACTAGTGCGTTGCCCCGGTGTCGCGTCTCGGGAGTCGTTGACCGTTCAACGCATCGGAGACGTTCGGGAGCTTGTAGTCGCATTCTCAGTGCGCACCGTTGCGGGCGCGATTCTCAATTCAAGCGACTTCGCGCCGTTCGTTGTGTCCATCTAGCAGCGAACACCCCCGCCGTGGTACTCTAGCCGTACCATGCCACCCCCCTACGGTCTCACACCTACCGGATTCAATCCGAAAACCTCCGAGGAAATCCTAGAGGATATCGCCACTGAGCAACAGACGGCGATTGGTCCGCTATGGCAAGCAAAGGGGCTCAGTCTGGCGGGTGTCCAGAATGGCACATTCGCCGATGCACTGGCGGAATTGTGGGAAGCGGGTTCGCTTCTCTTCCGTCAATTCGATCGTGTGTTTGCGGAAGGGGAGGGCCTCGATACGGTAGGCAATATCACCGGAACGCAACGGCGCCCGCGGCGGCGCACGGTGGTAATTACTACGTCGCTCATGGTTCCCGGAACCACTGTCGCCGCGGGGGAAATGATTGCGCATGTAGTCGGCGACGCCAATCGCAGGTTTGCGAATTCATTCGCGTTTACCGTTCCCGGTTCGGGCATGGTTGGTGTGAATATTGATGCGCAATTTGAGTGCCTTGAATTCGGCCCTATCTCTTGCCCTGCAACCATGTTGACGCTTCGGGATACCGCGGTTGTTGGGTGGTTGGCGGTAACCAACATGGCGGATGGAGTGCTCGGAGCGGACGTAGAGACAAACGCCGATTACCGAATCCGTCAAGAGTCGGAGATTGCAGCGCCCGGAAGTGCTACCGCTCCCGCCATTCTTACGGCGGTTGGATTGCTCGCGGGAGTCACGGCGGTTTTCATTCTCATCAATGACACAGATTCAATCAACGGGGATGGTGTGCCCCCTCACGCAATGGAAGTCGTGGTTGAGGGCGGAGTGTCCGCCGAAATCGCACAAACCATCTTCAATGAAAAGGCTCCGGGCGATGGCACCTCGGGGGGAGTGCTTGAAACCGTAGCAGCGCCCGACGGTTTGCTACACGCAATCCGATTCACGCGCCCCGCACTGGTAGCCATCCACGTTGCGATTTCCATTCAGCACACCTCGGAATATCCCGGTGACGCTGTGTTGAAAGCCGCAATCGTCGCATGGGCGAATCGCGTGTTCGCCCCTGGTGTGGACGTTGTCCCCTCCCGCATTGCCTCCGAGGCGTTCAACACGGCCGGTGTGTGGAACGTCCCGAGTTGCACCGCTGGCACCTCGGGGCCGGGCGTCCCGACGGTAACAGCAATCGGAGTGCGCTCGAAAGCCTCATTCGATACAACCCGAATCGTGGTAACGGTGATCCCGTGAAATATGATCCCATTACCGGTGAACCCACCGGAAAGATTGACCACGTTCCGAGCATCCTAGACAAAATCCCGACGGTGTTCCGAACACCGTTCGCGCTCGGGATGATTGGCTCATGGGCGAAAGAGATTCAAGCGGCGGAAGATGCATTCTGGCAATTGTTCACCGAAAGGTTTCTGAGCAATGCCACGGGTGCCGCGCTGGACGCATGGGGCCGCATCGCAGGGGAGTCCCGCAATGGGGAGCTCGATACCCCCTATCGGTTGCGGGTTGTGATTCGATTCGCTGTGAACCGTTCCCGAGGCAATTACGCAACCCTATACGGGATTGCGAAACTGGCGGTAGGGCATGGTAACTTTCGGTTGTGGCGCGGATGGAAGTGCATCGGGCTTTGGGTATTCGAGCCGGTGACAACTCCCGCCACACCCGCACAAATCAAAGCGTGGATGGTTCGCGCTAAACCGCTCGGAGATTCATTCTTCTACTGCGATTCGAGCGGTGGGAGTAATTACGCGCGGTGCACCTCAACCGATGATCCAATCCCCGCACTGAATGAATCGTGCGCGGATGTAAACGCGCCGGGCGCCCCGTCCGGTCAATGCATGGGAGTACACTGAACATGGCACGTCCAACAGTTTTCGGCCGGTGGGCAACCGACGCGGTTTACAACGCAATCGCGGGCCTCGCGCCTACGGTTACGCCGGGAGTGACTCCGGTTCGCGTGGTACCTCCCGCGGGTGTTCGGGAGCAAGGGATCATCCCCGGTTTGGGGGTACCGTCTCAATACCTGAATTGGCTACTCGAAAACGTCACCGCGAATGTCGAATTCCTATTCGCTCGCGTGTATCAAAATGATGAGGATCACTGGTACGAAACCGCGAAGCTCCGCCAAACGCTCTATCCGCTTCACCATGGATTTCCCTACAACACAGCGCCCGCGGATTGGACGGAGTTCCGAGGGCTCTACCGTGAATCCGCCGCCGATGATGCGGCATGGGTGATTCCGCTCCGAGGTATCCCCGTCGGTTCGGAAATCGTATCGGTTCAAGCGCGCGTTGACACCAACAATGCCGCGCGCGGCGCGACCCCGAAAGCCCGAATGGATTTGGTGCGCTACCAGGGAAACCGACTTGTGAGCGGCGCAATCAACCCGCTTACGTTGGAGGGCGCTCTAGATGGTGTGTGGGAAACCGTCACCGGAGGATTCGCCCCGCCCGGACCCTATTACGTGGAATTCCCTGGATTGGCGGGTCAAACCATCGCCGGATGGAACACGAATTCATTTTTCATTCAAGACAACTCCGAATATGGGATTCGGATTTGGGCCGGAACCGATGCCGGGGGGCACGTACCGGATAAATTCTTTGGCGTCTATGTCGCTTGGAATGATTTCGGGCCTCGGAGCGGTGGTTAGTCGCACCTCGAAAGGAATTCAATCACACCATGAGCAATCACCTCCGCCCCGCAACCCTCCCCGCGGCACCTCCGCCCCTCCCTCCCGCCCGAACCACAAGGCCCCTCCCGAGCGATCCCGAGGCCCCTTCCGCGCCGTGGATGGAAGAGCCTACCCCGCGCCCCCCGAGTGCGCCCTACGCCCCCTCCGAGGCCCTTCCCGCGCCCGCGGAGGTACCCTCGGAGCTCCGAGGTACCGGGGCGCCCTCCGACGGACCACAAGCGCCCGGAGGAATGCGAACCGGCCCCGATGAATCCACACCTCGGGAGCGCCTCGCGCGAGTGATTCGGGACGGCATGATTTACCTTCTCGCAATCGGGGCGGTGTGGCACTTGCAACACACCGGGCGATTGGATATCGGGAGCGGTACCCTTATCGGGCTTCTCGCGGGGGTTCGCGCTCAGGGGTTGTATGATGTTCTCGCCTCGCGACTTCCCGGCGCGGCGCGGAGGGCCTCGGGAATCGTCGGGACTATCGGCGCGGGAGCGGTAGGGGCGGGAGTGCTTCGGGAAGTGTTCCGAGGCTAGACGCGCACAACCGGAATCCCGTGGTCATACACGCGATTCGCGATACCTTTCAACGATTCCATTCCGGGATCGTTCACGCTCCTATCCTCGGGGGAGCAATGGCAATGCCCCTCCACACCATGGAAACCAACCGACTTCGGAGGGCGCCCCTTCGCGGGATACGACGTGCGCACTTGCAACGCGCCTCCCACCAGGAATTGAACAAAGGGGCAACCCGAGTGAATCAATCCCGCGATGATATCTCCCATCGTATCGAATTGAGCGCGGTAGAGCGTCCCGCGCCCCGGGATTTGAACAAGCTCCCCCCCGATTGAATCGAATGCGGCGCCCTTTGCGTGCCACGCAACGATATTCGCGAGGTAATGCGTTTGAACCACGCTCCCGTCGCAATCGACGATAAGGGGGGTGGAAGCGGACGCTTTGTTACGGCGCCAGTATGAGGCGACGTTTTCGGCGCGAGGCCCTTTCGCGCCCGGCCCGTCGAATACGTCAAGGGCCGGTTCGCCCAACGTGGTATGTACGATGAACCGGCGAATCGTGCGCCCGGGGCGGGTGATGAAATCCTCGGGGCTCAGTGCCAGTTGCGGGTTATCCAACCACGTAACCACGTCCGCGGGAATCTCGAAATCGTACGCGCCCGTTGAATCAACTCGGATCTTACCCATGATGGAATCCCTCTTTCATTGTTGGTTCGGGAGCACTCCGCCGCGCCGAATGCGTCCAGCGAAGTACAACCCGAGTGCGATTGCATCGGTTACGTTGTGGCGAAGTGACTTCGGGACGGTGGTTAGATCCCGTTCCATGCAAGTCACCTCGGGAACACTGAGCGCGGCAATCATGCGCCGCGCGTGAATGTCTTTCGGGACGTTGCCTTTCCATTCGGACGGGCGCGTGAAGAGTACCGCCCCATCACCTCGGGAGAGCATTCCCGCGCAGTAGGCTCCGACGGTCGCGACTTGAATCAAATCCTCGGGATTCGATCGAACGTCTTCGGGGCGAAACTCCATGAGTTCCACACCTACGCCGATGGAGCGGCCGGGCGCATTCATGGGCGAACCCGCGCGCCAGTATATACCAGCGATTTCCCTTCGGAGTGTGGTCCCGATATCCACCGCAATCGCCCCGTGCGTGGATGCGCCGGAATGCACCATGCCGCACCCGATGAATGCGAATCGCGAGGTGTCGGTTGCATCCCGAACGAACACTGAAAAGCCGGTGTCGCGCCCGGGGTCAAGGGCAATGAAACCGTGATGCGTGGGGGCGAATCGCATTTGAATTACTCCGTTGTGGGAAGGCCCGTGCGTGCATCCCATTCCCACGGAATGAGACACCCCGCATAGGGGCCGGACTCTGCAACCTTTTCGTCCGCGGCTTTAGACCATCGCAAAGCGAGAGTCGGGACCGCTTGAATAGCCGGAGTCAATTCCGGCATCCACACCTTTGCGGTTTCTTCCATGATGGATTGAATCCGGCGCGCGGCGGCGGTTGCTCGGAATGGATTCGCCGGAACCTCCGACATAAATTCATCGTGCGCGAAATTCCACACCCTACACCCGAATAGAGGTGATGCGCGATCGGTGTAGCACTCCCGAGCGATGATGAATCCGGCATTCTTAGCGATATCCGCCGCCAATCCCTGAAAGTATGAATTCGCGGCTTTGCAGTATGATGCACCTCCGCGGTATCGACCCGACAGAAGGTGTTGAACCGTGTATGAATCGGCGCCCCCGAGTTGTTCATTGATGAATCGGAAATACTCCGCCGCTTCGGGCCACGTTGTCAACCACGCTTGTTTTAGTTCGCGTGAGGCATCTTCCGTGATGGTAACCCCGTATTCGGCGCGCGCTTGCACCACGAATCGCGCCGCGCCCATTCCACCAGGGAACCCGAAGTTGCCTATCTTCGACACTTGACGGAGCTTGCCCTTGAAATGCGCTTTCGCCTCGGGGCCGCGCTCCCCATGGAGTCGCGTCATTCCCTCATCATAGGGGATTCCCGCGAGGGAGCACGCAAGCTCTGTATGGGGGTCTCGCCCGGCGTTAAGCACCTCCGCCAATCGGGAGAAGCCAACCAATTTGAGACACGCAAAGGCCCATGTACGCAATTCCATTCCCGTGTAATCGACCAATGCGAACCACCAACCGGGGCGCGGAATGAAACACTCCCTTGCACCAGGGGCGCGCGGGGGGTTCTGCAACTGGAAACCATAAGCCGCGATGGTCTCCGCTCCCTTCGGGGGGTCTCCCTGCGAACATGAGGTTCGCCCGGTGGATTGAATGCAATTGTAACGTGGTTGAATCGGGAATCGGTCTCCGAATTGGAGTCGCTCGATTCGAGCTAGAACCTGTTTCGCGGCCCCATAAACCTGATAGTGCGCCAACAACTCCGCTTGCGCGCCCGGTACCGCCGCCAGTGCCGCGTTGATATCATCTTCGGAAAGGGAGACACCTCCCGCGGGTGTAGTGGGAACGGCTCCGGTCAATTCCCCCGAGGCGATACCTTCCGCCCAAACCTCCCGCATGAGTGCTTGCGCGCGCTTCGTGTCTCGGGAGCCATTCGGGCGCACTAGCCCCGCGAATTCGAGCTCCATTTTAACGTGGTTCAGTCTATCCAATTCCTGTTGGTGGTATCGCTCTACCGCGGCGGGATCTGTATGCACTCCCCATGCGGAAACCAATTTTAGCCAGAAATCCGCCGCCGCTTGACGGCATTGGTCTCCGAGCACGTTTGGTGCGGGGAATTGAGCCGCGCGCCGTTCCTGAGCGAAATGCAATTGAAGTTGCGTATCTGTATCGTTGTTTGCGTAATGGAGGGCCTCGGGGGGCCATTCGCTCAGGGGGGTTGCGAGTAGTTCGCCGTAGCGCAATCGCCACGGATCATCTTTGTTCGGAACCGGAACCCCGGGATAGCGCATGCAAACCATTTGGAGGTTATATTGCGCTTTCCGAGTACCCTCCGCGATATCTAGCAGTTGCTCCCGCAACATGGTGCACACGATTCGGCCGGATTCATACGCCGCGAATACGTCCGGGAAAAGCTCCGGGTAATTGGCGCAAATCGCGACCATATCGAAAGCGATTGCGTGGCCCGTAATGATCCATTCGTCATCACCCGTAAGGTAATCGCGCAACTCGAGCACTGCGGCGCGGCGCTGCAATTGACCATGGATGATCCCGAAACCGTCCAGCGTACGCCATTGAAGGCACGCAATCGGAGGCGCTTGGAGCCCCGGCGCGATCTTCTGTGTTTCGGTATCGATCGAAACGATTCGATGGGGCATAGTGCGCCGGGCGGGAATCGAACCCGCAACCGCCCGATTAAAAGTCGGGAACTCTAACCAATTGAGTTACCGGCGCATGCGGCGAGACTGAGCCCCGCCGCGGGAGGCGTTAGGCGTTGGGGTCAATCACCTCCGCCGTAGTCGGGTTGTAGAATCGCCCCGAGTCGGAATCCGTGGGCGTATCGGCGTACCATCCGGGGAATCGAGCGGAAAGGTACCATCCGGGCGCGTCGGGCGCGGGGGTGAGGGTCGCGGCCGGGGGAGGGGGCGCGGGGCGCGGAGGGGGCGGCGCCGCGGCGGGAGAGGGCCTCGGGGGCGGAGGGAGGGGAGCCGGGCGCGGAGGTGCCGCGGGCGCGGCGGGAGGCATCGGGGCGACGCCGATTCGGTGCGCGCCCGCGCCGGGAAGGTTCACGGGTGCGGCCGGGGGGCGCGGAGGTGCGAATCCCGGGATTGCCGCTCGGGTGAACGGCGCGGGAGGCATGCTCGGGACACCAGGGGCCGCGGCGCCCGGCTCCGGGGGATTCCACCCCGCGGGGGGCCATGCGAACCCGCTGGACGTTGCGAGGGCCTCCGAGGCCCCCTCCCACGAATGGCGCACGTAGGTATATCCGCCCTTTGTCGGGACGGCTTCCGTGGTCACGAAAACCCGAACGCCAGCGTAGGGATTGAGAGGTTCGCCCCTCGGATATGCGGCGCTCGGAGCCCCGGTATCGTAGAAAGCCCGATTGATGAGTTGTTGAAGCGTGGCGCCGTCGAATGCGAATCGATCGCGCGGCCGGCCGGTGTTGGGGTCTACCCCCTCGCATGCCACCACGATATCAACCAATTCGCGGAGGGTACCTTCCGGCGACTTATCCGGCTTCGGGACGCTCGAATACTTTTGACCCGTCATATCGACACCCGTTTTCGAGCGTCCCGACAGAATCCGATATTCGATCACCAATCCCGCCCCGGTACGCGCGTCCGGTTCGCCCTGTTTCGTGAGAATGATTTCGGCGAGATACCGGCCGTCATCGGCACGCTTCCCGGATTGACGGAGTGCGGGGGTTCCCGGCGCGGAGAGAAGAGCGAAGATTTTGTTTGCAGAAGTCGGGAGCATGGTTCCGTTTCCTTTTCGTGTTCCGTTCGCGTTCTAGTGCTCGGGAGCTCGCACCGTGCGCGCTCCCATTCCTCCGTTACCGGAGTTTCTTACGCTGTGTCAAGGGTGTTGTCTCATACGTTGGTGGTTTGTTGCCACCAGCGCGGCCCTTGTCTGGATTCCAATTCCTCGAAATCGGGAACGTCCATCACAGCAATTGAAATCTTTTGACATACGCCGGTTGTGCCTTCGGTGTATTCGCAATCACCAACGGCTTTATAGAACGTCTTCGCGTGCTCAAAACACCCGAGCAACAAATCAACGGACACCTCGGGGGCCATTTGACCCGTCCGGTGCGTGCGTCCGATCAATTGTTCTAGCTTCGCGCCAGTGAACGGCGGCGCTGTGACTAGATTGGTGTTCCATCGTTGGAGGTTCCGGCCGGTTCCGCTGGACGCGATAGAGGCAATCACCGGCCCCGAGGTGTGCGATTCGATGGGAGCGCCTCGGGAGTCGCGGCCCTCCGCGCCGTAGTAGGTAACCCGAGCAACCGCGCTCAGACGTTCGGCGAATGCGTTTTGCTCCGTCCACACAATGCCGTTGGGATTCACTTGCAACCACCGCGCGCATGCATTGATTACGTGGGAAGAGAACCAACAGGGCTCAGTGACCGGAACGAATGAGGGTTGAATACGGCGCCAAACCTCTAGGATTGCCGCGCCGTCCATCCACCAGGGAACGGTTTTCTTTTCGATTGCTCGAATCACTTGGAACTCTGTATCCAGCGAATGGGAGTGCTTTAGAGTCTTCCGAACAAACCGCCCCCATTCCCGACGCGCATCTAGCCACATATCCGGCGCGGGGGTAGTCCATCGATAATAGAAGCCTAGCGAAAGCTCCCGAGCATGGCGCGCGACTTCCAACGAATCAACCATGGGTTCGCCTCCCGGCAACTCCCATTCATTGCGGAATTTCATCCAATGGTCGCGCATCCCGTCGAATTGATCGCCCATGGGATACAGTGTGGTATCGAGCTCCCGAACGATAAGCGCGGTGTCGTTTGAAACCTTTTGCGACACAACCACCCCCCGAGTATCCGCCAACCGACGGCGGTACAGTGCTCGGGTTGCGGCGACGCGCTCTTCCGGTGCGCGCGCGTTAGACAGTGCTCGGAGCTCTTCGGGATTCGAGGCGAGTAGTTTCAACGCGCCCGGTTGCACCCGTCGATTCTGAACCGGCTTTTGATCGATCGCCCCGGCCCATGGTGCGGCGTCAATCCACGCACCGGGAACCGGGCTTCTCTCCCTCAGTGACCAATGCAAAAGCCTCATGTAATCGAGAATGGAGCGTTTCGTGATGGTGCCAGTAAGCGCCACAAAACGCACCTCGGGGCGGTGTTCGATGTAGCGGGAGAGACGGCGCGCGGCGGCGCTACGTGGATTCCAAAGGTGTTGACATTCGTCACATACAATCAAATCCGGTTGGTATTCCTCCAACAGATTCGATTGCGAGGCGATTGATAGACGCTGGTAACTCTCGATTCGATATCGCTCGGGAGCGTAGCCATAGAATTGTTTTGCATACTCGCCGAATTCGCGGCGCGTCTTATCCCTGAGCGATGCCGGGATTAGCAGCAACGGGCGACGGGAGCCAACCATGGGAGGTGCAAGGTAGGTAATCAGCGTCTTACCCTCCCCTACTGGAATCGCGCCGAATGCGCCCCCTCCCTCCGCCAATTCGCGCAACAACTGAACCTGAATTGCGAAGAGCACCAATCGACCGATTGCGCCCCGAGGTGTGCGCGAAAATAGATCGGTGAAGCGTTCGCATTCCTCCCGAGTCGGAAGCGTGGGAGCGCGCCTCGGGAGTGCCACGATTCGGCGGAGCTCCGCGGTATCGGGAACCTCCGCGGCGCGTAGTGCCTTCGGGAGATTGGCTAGAGCTTTCAGAAGTGACCCCGGCATTTCAGACGGCGCGGGGGGCGGGGCGATTTCGATTGTCATAACTGGTACCTCCGCCCGGGATCGAACCGGGAACATCACGGGTCAAAGCCGCGCATTCTGCCAGTTGAATTACAGAGGTTTAGGGGAGGCGATTCGCCCGGCCGATTGTTGCACGGGCAACATTTCGGGAGGGCCGGGCGAATCCAGGGGGAGGGCTCAGTAACCGCGGAGGATCATCGCGGCGCCCGCGCGGAGGGTATCGAGCGCATCGCGCCCGGCCGGGGTACCGGCATCCACCACGATCACCGTACCGGCCGGAACCGTCCCGAGGTACTCTCCGAGGGCCGCATTCATGTACGGCACACCGCGGTTGAACGGTACCGCGTCGTAAGAGGGGAATCGGCGCGCGGGGCCTCCCTCCGAGACGGGGATATCGAGCCCCGCGATTCGTTCGTTCAGAACCGGAAGCACCTCACGGTTGAAATCAACGTGCGCCCCGTTGGCGGCGACGTTGATTGCGAGGATATACCCCGCGACGCTGGCACCCTTCGGGGCCTTGGAAGGGGCCTTCCCGGGCTTCGGGGCCTCGGGGGCGGGAGTCGCCGCGGGGGGAGCGCCGGGCGCCGCGGGAGGGGCCTCGGGGGCGGGAGCCGGGGTCTCCGCGGCGGGGGGCGCCTCGGGGGCGGAATCGTTCATCCCGAACGCGACGAATGCGGCACGAAGCGCGCTCTTCGCGTTTTCGTCGCTCGAATCGGCGGTTGCCTTTTCGTGTGCGGCGAGGGTTTCGAGCGACCATTTCCACGCGAGAAGCGCGCGGAGCCGGTGAATTGCGGGCTTCTTTCCCGGGCGCCCGGCCGGGATGTACCCCGCGGCGACGCATTCGGCGAAGAGCTTCTGTTGTTCCTCCGAGGCGCCCGCACCCGAAGGCTTCGGAGCGGCCGGGGGAGCGGCCGGG